CCCCTTTCCTGATTCTTTATCTCTTGCTGCTTTCTGAACTTCTGCAGATACACCTCTGATAAAGCTCCTTCAAGCGCTTCTGCTTCAGCCTTCAATTTCAGGGCTTGAAGATATCTAGCGATAGCGGCTTTACCGGCATCTGTAGCCAGGGTTTTCTCGTTTTGGTTTTTTATGTAGGTGGGGTCAAGGTTGTTGAGAATCTGTGTTAACCTGTTCTTTTCCTTGTAGGCGGTATTTTCGTCAAGGATTGCCCTGACTAACTTCTCAACATATATTTGCTGCTTGACATAGCTTTTATAGGCACTTTCCGCCGTTTCCTCAATCCGCTTTTTGTTCTCAAAGCTAGCATCGTTAAGTCTTTTTATTTGTTTGTAGTGCCGTTCTGCAGCATCTGCTGCCTCATTCTGCTCTTTTACCAGGTATGCTATTCCGGCCACTAAGCCTGTAACTGCCAACGCAACAGCACCTATAACACTGGCAGACATAGCCGCATTTAATCCTGTTTGCGCAAGCGTTGCCTGAACGGTGGCCGCTGCTTGAGAGTAGAGTGCCTTCACCTTTAAGCCTATAACCTGAAACTGACGGGTGCCTATGGCATCCTCGATGGTACCCATTGCCTGCGTCACCCCGATAAGGGATACCATCATTTTTTGATACTTCTCGGCCTCCTCCTTACTTGCCCCAAACATCGATGCTGCACCCACCGCTATCTCTCCAAAGGCAGCAGCCGTTTGAAGGCCTCCGGCTATGACAGATCCAAACTCTGTACCGAGCGCTTTCTGCTGAGCCTTAAGATCACCCATTGTGTCTACCAGTTCACCAATGCGATTATTTATTGCGGATACCTCCTCCTGCGTCTTGCCTGCAAACGAGACATTTCGAAGCTTCATCAGCTCTTTACGCATCTCACCAACGCCCATCTCTGAAACGTCCCGGAAGGAGTAGGAGAGCTTTGAGTTATTTCCTTTAGTCTCGTTAACGTAGTTCTCTACTTCTTTAATTGAAGCCTTAAGTCCTTCACTGAGCCCCGATGCGTTCAAGCTGAGGGTGGTTAGTAGATTAAATTTACCCATTTTTCGCTATAGTTTTGCAAGCTGTAAACTTTTTGACATCCTTTCTACTGCTTCATTCATGCTCTCCCTCGAAGGCTTATCCTTTTTTTTAGTAGATGCTTCCCAGGGAAAGGTAAGTAAGTCCTCAGGCTTTTTAAGTTTCGCACCGTGCATCAGAGCTTCAGTAAAAAGGCAAAAACGACTCCACTCACGCTCCGCTTTGTAGTCCTTATTGTACTCCCGCAAAATAATTTCCACCTCCTCTACGGACATTTGGTAAAGAAAGTAAGAGGGCTGCACTTTGCAGTGATAAACTACAAGGCCATAAATCTCCTTTATGCTTAGCGTTTTCTCTTCTCCACTTTTTTTTTATTAATTGCTTTCTCCGTTTTGTCTTCAACAAGGGAGGCCATGTATTTATAAAATTGCTCGACGGGTCCTGGATCCTCGTCAAGTATTGTTAAAAACTCGCTAAAAGAGGGGCTGAAATTCTCATTAGCTGCAGAGAGCATGCAATAGAACATTTTTAAGCCATCAGTTATACTAATGCTGACACCAAAGGCACTCTTGCCTGACAGTGCCTCAAACTGCATAAGCGCCTTGAAAGTACGTTTCAGTGTTAATTCCTGCCCATTAATTTTAATAGTTGTTTGCTTCATTGGTTTGTGTTTCTATTAAATACTACAAGTATGGAAATTCTATTCACAAAAAAAAGCAGGACTTTTACATCCCGCTTAACCAATGAAAACCTCACAAACCTACTTATTTTTTAGGGGACCACCGGAGGGGCCGCATTCTTAAGCTCTCCTGTTCCTTCCAAGGTCATACTGAAGGAGCTGTTATCCTCCTCCGGAGCATTGACGTCAAGTCCTGTTATAATCGCCTTGCCGGCTAAGTTCTTTTTTGTAGCATGAATCGTTTGTGCACCAGGATCCCCAGCGGTAATAGCAAAGGCAAGATCTATCGGAGTTCTGGCTACCATCAGTGCAAACAGCTCGTCAAAGCTTGTGGTTGTTTGTGCTGTCAGAACATCAGTGTATAGGGCATCTGTTGAAGCATTCCAGTCCAGTCTTCCTGCTTTCTTGTCTGTCCAATTCCCTGAGTCCTTTGAGCTTGTTGGCCGTATGCCGGCTTTAATTGAAAGTTTTGCATCTTTCGAGAAAGCGATCGGGAGATTGTTGAGAAATAACATCATCTCTCCACCATATTCTATTTTTTCTTGTTCGGGCATGGCTTGGCTTTTTTGAATTTTTAATTTAAATACTATTTCCGCTAAAAAGATTAGACACCGGTGCTCTTAACTGTGAAGATCAGCCCCTGAATAAAAGCGTCTACTTGAAATTGCTCATCACCACTATCCAGAGTGATGCTTTTAACCTCTCCATCCCTGTAGCCCGTTAAGGCTTTCTCTATTGCATCGCAAATGTCAATCGAATTTACGTAGCTCTTTGCAAATATGCCTATGTTGATTGAGCTCTCTGAGCCGGTACGGCCATCCTTTGAGTTACCATTGCGGAATGACCTCTGATATAGCACGTAGGGAAGCTCGGTTCCCTCAGGTGCTATAAGGGGGTAAATTTTAGAACCAATCAGTGCGCTTACTGCCTGATCCTGGCTGAGGATTGAATAAATTTTTTTTCCGGTCTTTATCATTGTGTATATCTTTGTGGCAATCCTTGCATAGTGTTATTATGTTATCCGGGTTAAAACCAAGCGCCTGTTTCTCAGCGATCGTTTTGCCTGAAGAAATAGAAGTTTTGTGGTGAACTTCGATCCCGGATGTAATCAATCCTTTCTCCAGGCATATTTCACAAAGTGGATCCTTTTTAAGCTTTTCTATCCTGATAGACCTCCACCTGGCCGTGTTGTACACAGCTTTGTGATTTACATTGTTCCTTTTGGCTGATTGCTTTTTTCTGACATAAGGCTTCTTTTGTGGAATATATATCGTTGGCATGTCTATTGCTTATTTCTTCCAGATTTTCTTCAGGCTCTCCATGACAGCCTGGCTCATCACTCTGAACACCTCTTCATCCTTGTTTCTTACAGCATTAAAAAAGTACCCGCTTCCCTCTATCCTCCCTCTGTACATTTCGGGAATGATTTTGCTCCATAGCGGATTATATCGTTTATGCGTGTATCTGTCATCTGTACCCCATTCCAGCCAACGAAGCTTATAGCCGTTTTCCCTTGACCAGACACCGGTGCGAATACCAGCTATGTTAGGATCCTTGCCTTTGAGCTGTTCATACTTCCAAATCGTCTGCAAGTAGTTATAGCCTGTCTTACTGGCCCCTCTCTTATTTGCTTCCAATGTGGCTCGAGCAGTGTTATTAATCAGATTCGCCCCGGCGATGAGCCCATCCATTATTACTCTACCTCTTACTTCCTCGGTAAGGTAGCTCATTCTGTCAATCAGCTGCTGCCAATTTTCGACTTTTATCTGCGTTTCCATTGAACTAAGCAGGCACGTTATTTACTATTGCCTGGTTAACAAGAGCAGCCACCAGTCCTCCCGTTGCACCTTTGATGTTGCCGGCGACAAGCGATAGGGTGATTACATCCGCGTTAACAGCTGCAACGGCCGGAGTCAGCTCTATTGTCTTTATGTTTGCTCCAAGGGCTGCTGCACTGATAACCGCTGCAACACCCCCATATTTGAGTGAGAAGTCAGCCACATTAGCAGCCGGATCTTGCATGTCAATGTTGTATGTTAGTGTGATCAAAGTCCCGGCTTCATTGGTTTCTGCTGTCTGCAGTATTGGCACCTCAGGCACATTATTTACTACTGCCTGGTTAGCCAGGGCAGCCACCAGTCCTCCCGTTGCACCTTTGATGTTGCCGGCGACAAGCGATAGGGTGATCACATTTGCGTTAACAGCTGCAACGGCCGGAGTCAGCTCTATTGTCTTTACATCCGCTCCAAGTGCAGCCGAGTTGATAACCTTTGCAACACCCCCGTATTTCAAGGAGAAATCACCCTTGTTAGCCCCCGGGTCGAGCATGTCAATGTTGTATGTTAGTATGATCCGGTTTCCTGTTATGTCTGTAGCGACAGACTGAAGCACCGGTATCTGTGTGACTTCATTGTTCACAGCATAATCAACAATTGCTTCTGCCAACGCTCCATGAGTAGAGCAGATTGAGCCATATTGCATGGATAGAACTACTTCTTGACCAAATACAACTGGCGGTGCAGCAAGAGTCAGGTCAATAACTCTTGCATCGGTCACGTTGAGTGCAAGGGCAGTGATTTCCACCTCAACACCCTCAACCAATACCGTGAAATCTCCTTCAAGGCCGGCGGGGTCTGCAATAGGCCTGTCAAAGGTCAGCGCCAAGGCTGTTCCGTCCGCTGTAGTCAAGATGCTGAGTACTTTAGGTTCAGGCATTTCATCTGTTGTCAGCAGGCATTGTCCTTCTCCTCCTGTGGTAATACTGAAGCGATGCACGTTCTGCCCAAAATAGGCCTTCTTGCCACTCTTCAGTATTTTTCCCTTCCAGGGATGAAAGGTTAGTTCGTTACCCTGCTTATCATAGAAGGACCCCAGGGTAGTATCTTCGGCAGCCTCGAAAGCAAAACAAGGCAAATATATACTCTGTGCTCCGGTATCTGTAGGAACTGAGCCATAGGCACCGGCTATCTGGTTTAAGGCATCGTTTGGGAGACTCATGTTTTATGTGTTTAAGTGTTAATTAATTCTGCTGTTATAGTTAAGCCCTCTTTCATTCCTATTTCTACAATATTGAGAATCCTGTACCTTTTGCCGGAGTACTCTACCTGCATGGTTTCAGTAACCGGACGGTAATGCGTTATAAACTGAAGAGTTTTGGTATAGAATTTTTCCTTCAGGTCTATCTCCTTATTACCTGATACATCTTTGACCGCTGCTCTCAGGGTCATTGTCAGTACATAACTTTCAGATGGTGAACCGTACTCATCTTTTATGCTCTGCAGGGCATAGAGAGCTATTGTGTACCTAAGGTCTCCTACAACTATTCCCATCTTAATAAGCTTTGTATGGGTTTAACAGGAATTTGAATGAGTAGGGTATCTCGAAACCCTGTGCGAAGCTTACCATCGTGCGGTTGACATACAGGTGAGCTACAAGAAGTAAAGCAGCATGCTTCACTGCTACCGGTACCGGGTCTAAATCGGTTAGTCCTCCATCGCAGTACTTAGAAATCGCTTCCTCTACAACGCTAATCACGCTGGTTATATAAGCATCATCCCCAATATACTCAGTCTCGATGTTAAGGTGCTTTTTTGCATCAACTAAGGTTACGTATGCCATTACTCATTTCGTTTGCTATTAAATACTACTTCACCCTAAAAACTATAAAAATAAAGAACCCTGCCGGTGTAGCAGGGTTCTTAAGAGTTATCCAATAAATCGACAAATGGCCTATTTGAGGGAACCGGTTGCAAAAGAAGCTGACCTTCTTTGAACGGCATCAAAGTATGCATTTATAACGATGCGGACTTCGGCTTCTTTAGCACGTGTGTAGGGGTCAATCGTTAAATCAAGAGCACCCCATTGGCCGATTAAGAAATCCTGCCAGTTTCCAAATACAATACCTTCTTCGTCACCTCCTACCTGAAGGGCAGTTGCAACGTGATTGGTAACAAGTGATGAATAGCCGTTGAGCGAGCCAGCGGCTTCCATCAAATAAAGGGCTTGGTTGGCAACTTTCGGGGTCCCTTTTAATATACCACGACCTTTCGAGTTGGTGATATACCTGAGGTTTCCTACAAGTGCGTTAGCAGTGTCGACTGCTGTCTCCAATGCGATGAGGTTCTTCAGCGTTGCAGCACCTTTGATGGATGGGGCTACGGCGAAAAGCCCACCCGGTTGAGTTGCGGAGGCTGCTTCCTTACCGAAAACAGTTGCTTCAAGCTTACCGGACAGCGCATTCACAATATCTGCCATAAGCAGGGCTTCTGCTCCTACACTGTCCTGAGCCAGGAACTTCTTGTCGATGTCAATGTAAGCAGTGATACGCTTTGGTGACATGTCAACTTTGTTAGTTATACCGGCACCATCATCAGCTGGAGCACCTTCGCCTTTCCATGCAGCCGAGCTACCTGAGTAACTCGGGATCGAGACGTCACCAACGAGACCAGTTAAGAAGGTGGCCCCTGCCTGAACTAAGACAAGAGCTGCACGCAAAGGCTCGATCATATTGAGAGTCTGCGTTGCGATTGCTTCGGCGCCTGATCCGGCAGCTGAAGACTGGATTACTGCCCTGTGCTCGAACGGGAGAACAAGGTTACCCTCGTAGCTCCTGTTTGCATTGCGCATAGCCTCGATGCCCGCATCATGGAAAGCTTGTGAGGCTGCATCAAAAGGCTTGTTGTTCACAATTGAGCGAATACCACGAATGAGTGAGAACAGCATTTCAGGTGTTTTCTCATTGTAGATCTGAGGGGTTGGAGGCGTGGTGTTTCTTGACCGCATTTCCTCATCGATGTCAGCGATGTCCTTTTTTGCAGCTTCAAAAGCCCTGGTCTCTACTGCAGAAAGCTGACGTTTTTCCTGTTTTCCAGCAGCAACCATATCAGCCATATCCTTAACAAACCCTTTGCGGAGTTCGATAAGTTCGGCTACAGTTTTGTTCTTGTACTTCATGGTGTCGGTAAGTTTTTGAAATTAAATACTACTCTTTTGAAATTTGTGCGATGTCGTCCTCAAATGTTTTGTAATAGGCCTCATCAAGTGGCTTGTAATAATCTGCAAGCTCCTTTGCTTTTGCCTCTTCAGCAGTTGGCGTGGGAGGATCAGCCGGCTTCGGAGGATCAGTTGCAGGAGGATCAGCCGGCTTCGGAGGATCAGAAGTTTTATTTCTTTTCTCAAATTCAGCCTTCAGGCTTCTGCAAGAGGTGTCAAGGTAAGCCGGTTCGTTAACGAGTGAAAGGTCACGAATCGTTTCGAACTTTGAGATGATACGAAGGTATGCCCCCTCAGGCTTGCTCTGCCATTCGTCTCCATCCTCAGCTACCCGGAATGCAAATGAACAACCGTCAACGTCTCCTGCCCGGACCGCTGCTAAAATCTCGTCGCCTTGGGGAGTTTTTCGGGCCTCAAATTCGAAGTCTACACCAGTTGCAGTCAGACTGATCTTAAGGCTTCCTTTGCCCCGCTTCGAACGAGCCATGGGTATTTGACCATCTTCATGGTTCCAGAGCATGAGGATATCGCAGCTGTTGAGCAAGGCCTGCGTAACGGCTTCAGGCTTGATTATTTCGGTGAACCAATCACCTAATAGCTGTGACTCTTTGTCAAAGACTATTGCAGTTCCGGATATTTTGCGATCCGTTTCACTTGCCCGGATCTCGATGATCGCACGGCGTTCAATTTGGTTAAAATCTTTCATCCTTATTGGTTTGTTGGTTCTACTATTTTTACTTCTAAACTGTCTACTATTCCGTTTATCTGCTCATCGGTGAATGAGGGGAAAGCGGCTTCTATTATATTTTTTGCACTCTCTTTCGTCATCAGTGTGCCCTTTGCAATACTATCCGCAATCAGCACCAGGGATTGAACCTGTGCCCCGTTAAGGGCTAAACTTTGTACGTCTTCAGTTAGTCCCCCCCTTGTTTGAATCAGAAGCAGTCTTCTTTACCTGTTTATCGATAGGGGCATCCGGATTGACCTTCTCCTGTTCTGATATCAGGGCGTCTGTAGGCTGTAGGTTGACGGCGATGAACGCACGGTTACCACCCTTCACCGGGAATGCGGAGTTAAGCTTCTCGCGGATCTCGTTCGTGGTAAAACCTCCCACCTGGTGAAGCTTGGTGTAATAGTCTGCCCTGGTTGTTGCATCCAGTCGCATTATGTTCTCAACATCAAACTTCAGTTCCGTAAAAGGCCATTCCGAGCGCAGGAATAGCTTCCTGTACATCTCAGATTCGATCTTCTCGATAAGGGGGGTTAAACTGTTATTCAGAAAATCGATTGACTGCTGTTCTGCAGTCGAAAACTTACCCGTTTCAGAATAGGCAAGGGCAGGAGGTACGTTGAAAAAGCGGCAGATTTCGATGACGTTGAATTGTCTCGATTCCAATAACTGGCTGTCTTTCGGATTAATGCTGATTGGCTGATATTCCAATCCGTCTCCCAGCACAACGATAGAAGAGCTCTCTCCACCGATATCGGAATTAAGCTGCGCAACCAGGGATTCTTTTGCTTTTCTACCCTGCTCCTTTGTCATGCCACCGCCCTCTTTAGGGCTAAGAATCCCTGACATGCTTCCACCAGACTTCCAAAAGTTTTTTGCGTGCCTCTCTGAGGCTCGTGCGATGCCCAAAGATTCAGCTGCATATAAAATAGTGCTCTTACCTGTCAGCCCATCAGTAGTATAATTCAATAGATGAATGATCTGTGACCGGTCATAGGTAGCCCCGTTCAGACTGTAGAAATACTTTATGTCACCACCCACAACCTGCACCACCATCAGATCCGGATCAAGAAGGGTCAGGGATGTAATAGTACCCATCTTTGCCCGCTCTATCAGGATATAGGCACTACCCTTTAAGAGCAGGTGCAGGACCATCAGCTTTTTGAAGATGAAGGGACTTGAGAACGGGTTAGGCTCGATGTTGAGCAGAAGGTAGAGGTTTGACTCATAGTCTACATATTTCCAATTTTCCTTGTACCTATAGGGCAGCAAGGGAAGAGAGGCAATTGAATCTGAGAGTAGGTTAACACAACGGTATACAGTCGAGAGTTTTGTCGCCGTGTCCGGGTTGTACTCTGAGTTCTTTATCAGGTGCAGAACTCCTAAAACGGGATTGACCCAGCTTGCAGCCCTTTTCCATATATTTTTGATAGATAATTTCACCGGTTAAGTTTTCTATTAAATACTACATAAGCCTAAAAATTAAACAGCATCCTTCTGGCTAGAAAATGTCATAGGACCTAATTGGGTTTTCCAGTAGCCCTCCAAAAGCGTTAATCATTGCAGCTATACCATCAATTTTCTTGCTCTTGCTACTCTTATCAAGTGAGTAATTGCCCTTTTTGTCGACTATGAGTATGACGTTGCCAAACATCCACCTTGTAATACTATTCCGCTGTATTGTAACCCCTTCCGATTTTATTCTCCGCTCAAATTCTTTTAGCGGCTTGTTGAGCGTGCCTGGCATCTGGCTGAAGGGTATGCATTTGAAGCCCTCTACTGTTGCATTAATTATGAACTGAGTAGAATTAAATTTATCATAATATATTGATTTAATAGGGCTTATTTCATTGGCATCGATAAGATCCTTCAGAATGAAGTCATAATCGCATACATTACCTGGTGTAATGAACAATTCTCTGTTTGCTGCGGCCTCTTTGAAGGATAGTACATTAATGTTTGTATTCACAGAGTCTTCCGGAATATAATAGTCAACAAAATAGTAGAGCATTCCTTCAATGTGAAACAGGTAGGCTACAGCGGCAAGATCAGATACAGAGGCAAGGTCAATCCCAATCATGCACTGCTGATCCCTAAACATGTCATCCGTCCGTTTGATACCTTTCATTGATCCGGTTACAATCTGCTCCGGGATCCACTCGTCTATAGAATTTGCCTTAAGCCACCGGTTAAAGTTTTTAACTACGACCCCCGCGCGCTCGGCCGAGTTGTTGACAGCCTTTTGTACTTCTGAGGCTAAAAAGTCTGCATACACGGATATGCCAAGATTAGGGTTTGGCTTGATCCAATTATCAGGCTCCGCATAATCGTCCTCCGGATCCAGTGTGTAGATAACAGCAAATTGGCTATCGTCTGTCTTCATTCCGGATAAAATGTCCGTGCAGGTTGTTCTGAGTTGATAGCAGAAACTTTCAGTGTTAAACCCGGCGGTTGTAATAGTCATTAATAGTGGTTCTTCCCGAGACCCCTGCGAACTTTTCAGCACATTATACATTTGACCATTCGGAGCTTCGTGTAACTCGTCTATGATGCAAAATGAGGCATTAAGGCCATCTAATTTTGAAGGATCAGAAGCAGTAACGATTAGTTCGCTATCACCAAATTTGATGGAGTTGTAATAGCCCTTCAAGTACTTTTCTTTAGGGTCAAGCTGTTTAGAAAACTGATTTGCCTTCTTAAAGTCCACGTTCTTTGCCTGATCCTTTGAATTAGCTGATACTATTACCTGGGCATCAACATCAAAAAGAAGGTGATAAATAGAAAGGGCGACAACTAACTGACTTTTACCATTCTTGCGCGCCAGTTCTATGTATCCACTCCTGTACTTCCGCTTATGGTTATCTCGCCTTCTTATCCCATAAATATTCACAACTATAAAGGTCTGCCAGGGCTCCAGCTTGAATTTTTTGGGCTTAGTCTGCTCTGTTAAGTCTAAGGAGTTAATAAATCTAACTACCCGGTCAACTTCTACAGGATCATAATAGTACTTTTCATTACTCAAACTGACATCATCAAGGAATCGCCGGGATGCCTGCTTGACATAAAGACAAGCTGGAACCAAACCACTGACAACATCAGCTGCATATTTCAGAGCTATTTTATAGTTATTTGCCATTACGGTTTACGCTTCTTAGCTGGTTGCCTTTTTCTTTTATCCGGTTTCTTCAGGCCCTTAATCATGTCCATAAGTCCACCCTCCTCAGCTGTGGGGTCAGCTTTTGGCTTGCTAAGTTTCCTTAAATCTAGCATCTGCTTACTGATCTGTACATTTAGCTGATAGGTTAAATACAGGTTTTTTTGAAGGCCTAGTATTTCATAGTCAAACACAAGCTTGTTATACATCCGAACATTATTCAGAACAAGCTCCTTGGTTGACTTATCAGCCCCAAGAGTATCCAGGTCTTTGGATACCTGGCTTAATTCTATCTCCTCCATTGAGAAATAACCTGAGTTAGTATCTCCATCCATGGCTTTTACTTCTCTCGTTTCTGTTACGTAATATTTCAGCTATTAATATACCTGCGATTATCCCTAAAAAAAGGAATACTAGGGCTATGAGGTAAGCTTCTGTCGCTGTTATCATGTTTGTTCCTCCAATCCCATTTGCTTGTTGAACTCATTCTTTATCATTTTTTCCCGTGTCATTCTCGCTTTTCTCTTTTTTAGGGTCGGTGAGTAATTGAATATTGGGCAGACATAACGACCAATACATTTTAGATTACAATCACAGCAGCACAGCGGCTTTTTAGCGTAGCATTTTGCCTCTCTTAAGTCGCAAGTATTACAAAGTTCTCTATTTATTATCAGGTCCATGCTATCCTCTTTTTCTTTTATAGCTGTCATTTCTGCTCCTCCTGTTTAAAATTGACTATTAATAAATCTCTCTACAGACCCCGGCGAAGTACAATCGTGAGATGTGTTATGACCCTTTTCGTTAACAACAAGCCCAATATGTACATAAATTGGCGGATTAGAATGATCTACCCAAGCTCTAAATACCTTCCCCCCCCCTTTTTTCAAGGCGGTAATGTTCAGCGTCACAGTCAATCCAATCCCATTCGGGAAAGCGTTTAAACCCTAAATTAATAAGTAGTTCTTCATTTTGTGGTTGAAATGTCATTGTTGCTCCTCCTGTTTTTTCAGTTTGTCATTCCACCGGCATTGCCCCAGTTCGTAGAGTCGGCAAACTGGCATACCATTACCGGTGAAAGGCAGGAAGCACTTACGCTTACTGCATGACGGACTACGTGAAAGGTATTCCTTACCCTTATATTTTGTCATTGTTGTTCCTCCTGCTGTTTAATATAGAGTACATAAATAATCATACATAGCCTGCGTTTCTGTTGTCATTGGGACAATAGGTATGCAATATTTCTCTGCTAATGCTATTTCGGCACGCATCCCTTTTGATATTCGATCACCATATAATCTTAGCTCGTCAAAACTTCTGCGTTCAAAAAACTCACGATCATTTTTAATTCCACGCTCCCGCTCTTCCCGTGAATTGTCATCAAGTGCATGGCAATCAACCCAATATTTGGCGAACGGTACTATTTCTGGTTCTGTAAGGTTAATGTGCCTTACTATATTTTTTATCTTTTCAAGGTTATTTTGAACATCTCCACCTATTGGGTGTGCTATGTATGCTATTCTCATTTCGTCTCCTCCTTATTAGGTTTATTTCTTTTCGTTAAAGTCTTTCGTTCTCAGGCCTAACCGTCCTGCTATGGCTCTGTATGTTGAAAGTTTGAGCTTCATAGCCTTCATAACATACTGGCCAAAACCACGTCGTAGTCATTGTCAACAAGGTATTGCTTCAGGAGCATCAAAAAGACACTGTTTGTAGCATTAAACACTTGCTGAGTGCTGAGCTTGCTGTCAATCTCGGCCATGACCTTTTTGTGCAGTGCTGTTCTTTCGTACTCTGCCTCAAGGTCTACCGGGTCTTCTGCAAAGTTCCATTCGCATGATGTGATTCTTCCATTCGAATAGCTTACCTCAGTGGCAATTACCCTTAGTTTCCTCTTTGGCTTGATGATATAGGTCAGAGTGTAGTTACGTGCAGAGATCCACAGGTACTGTAAAGCACCTTTAAGCTTGTCCTCCGTTAGCTTGGGCATGACTTTGCACACAAGGTGTATAACTATGTCCTGCACAATCTCGGAGTCAGGTTTGATACCTAATGAGGTGAGGCAGCGTGTTGCCAGCTCGTACAGTGGCTTTGCCAACTTCTTATTGACTATTTGGCTTCTGTCTTCTTCACTGGCTGAGTAGAAGTAATCCTGTATAGCTTCATCATGTGCTGTCGTCCAGTAACTTTTCATGGCTTGCGTGGCTAGATCGTGACGAGTTGATTAGGACTTACTGATTATCTCCAGCGTCTGCCTGTAGTACTCAAGGCTACGGAAATAAAACCTGTTGGTGTTATCAATAATAGAGTTTACCACTCTGACAGCATCATTCTTGCTGTATATCTTGAGCAGGTAATTGGCGTATTGTTCTGGTGTCATTTGGTTTGTTGGTTTATTGGTTTGTAGGTTATCTAAAGCTATACTTTAAGGGGGTATGGGGTATCAAAATAATAATCAAGTAGTTATACCCCCAATACCTGAGTCTGTCTAGAGAATCTGTTGCATGAGGGGGTATCATTTTAGGCTTTTTCATCTTGTTGTTTCTTCTTAAATACTATTCTTGTGCTTTTTAATGATAGCTTTTACCGCTTCCATCAAGGCTTCTTGCCCTTCCTTTTTGTTTTCAAGTGTTTCACAGATACGGGGATCTATTGTCTTTTGCATCACGAGCTTATTGATAAGCACCGGACGAAGCTGACCCTGCCGGTGTATCCTTGCATTCGCCTGCAGATATTTTTCTAATGACCAGTTAAGGGCAAACCAGATAATGATATTTCCCCCCATCTGGAGGTTGAGGCCATGCCCGGCACTCCCCGGGTGTGCTAATAAAACCTCAATCTTGCGCTTGTTCCAGTCTTCTATATCCTTTGAAGTAGTCAGCATTCTTGGCTTGTACCCTTTTAGGCGTTTGATTATTCTCTCTGCATCGTGCTTGAAGTCGTAGAATATAAGTACCGGTTCCCCGTTTGCCGCCTCTACCAATTCTTCCAGAGCTTCTAGTTTAACCGCATGTATTTCGTGCCAGTTCTTGTCATCATCGTAAATGGCACCATTCGCAAACTGCCGGAGTTTTGTCGATAGCGCAGCTGCGTTGACTGCCGAGATATCCTCCTCATCAATCTGCATAACCTGCTCTCTTTCAAAATTGTCATACTGCTTCTGTATATCCGGAGGAAGGACTATCTCTACAACCCTGTCAATCCTTTCAGGGAGCGTCAGATAGTCTTGTGCCTTCATGCTTATACAGATATCACCAATAAGCTTGTAAATGGTATCCTCGGTTCCCTCTTTAGGAGTGTGCTTCATCGAATAGTGGTTATAGCTGAAGAAGCGATCTTTGAAGTGAGTAACGAACTTACCAAGTCTTTCGCCCTGGTCAAGTAAATAGAGCTGAGGCCAAAGGTCAATTAATGAATTAGGTGCAGGTGTTCCCGTTAATCCGATCACCCGTTGCACCATTGCTGGACAACTCGTCAATAACAAGGGTATCAAAAGGAAACGCCGATTGATACAAGGATACTAGCCAGGGTACATTCTCACGGTTAATCACATAGATATCTGCACGAGCAGCAAGCGCCTCTTTTCGCTTTTTAGGGCTGCCCAGTACAAGGGATATCTTCAGGTGCCTGAGGTGTTCCCATTTGGTGGCTTCTGTTGTCCATGTGTTTTCAGCAACCCGTTTAGGCGCAATTACAAGAACCTTGTTAATCTCACAGTAATCATTCATCAGCACGTCTATTGCTGTGAGTGTAGAGACGGTCTTACCAAGTCCCATATCCAGGAACAGCCCGCATGCAGGGTGGTCTATGATATGCTGTACAGAAAACTCCTGATAGGGGTGGAGGTTTGAACGGTTCATATTGAAGGCTTTAGTCTTTGATTGTTGCGGTAATCAAATTGCCACACGTACCCTATGAATTTATACATGTAGGTCTTGAGGCTTATCTCGATGAGCACCTCTCCACAATCCTTGCACCTGGTTACGTGTTCCGGTATGTTGTGCCAAACTGCTTCACAGTGCGGGTCAATGCATATCTTACTCATTTGCTGATTG